CAGAACCGGCGCACCGAGGTTCTCTCTCTTTTCTCCGCTCAATCCTTCAAGGTGGAGCGCAACCTCAACCGCATTCTCAAGGAGGCCTTCGGTGTCGAAATCAACTGGCGTTCGCCCAAGCAGCTTCAAGTTCTCTTCTACGACATTATGCGCCTACCGCAGGTGCGGAAGAGAAATGCGAAGGGCCAAATGGTCCCTACGGTCGGGCGCGACGCCCTTGAGCGCTTCTGCTATCATTTTTACGCTGAGCCCATTGCGCTTCACATCCTCACCCTCCGTGACCTCGGCAAGAAGATTGGCTTCCTCAACACAGGCATTGACACGGACGGGCGCTTCAGGGCGAACTTCAACATTGCCGGGACTAACACGGGCCGGCTATCATCGAGCGCGTCGGATTTTGGAACGGGCTCGAACCTCCAAAACGTAGACCGCGACCTCCGTTCCATCTTCGTCGCTGATGAGGGGATGAAGTTTTGCAACGTCGATCTGGAGCAGGCCGATGGACGTAATCTTGCCGCCTTCGCTTGGAACCTCTTCTTCGCCTCCCACGGCCCCGAGTTCGCCGGTTCATTTCTTGATGCTGCCGAGTCTGGCGACTTGCATACAACTGTATGTAGGATGGCCTGGACAGACCTCGATTGGCCGGACACTAAGAGTGAGTGGCGCGCCGTGGCAGACCGCATTGCCTATCGAAACTTCACCTATCGCGACCTGGCCAAGCGCCTAGGCCACGGCACAAACTTCGGGGGCCAGCCCCCAACGATGGCCAAGCACTCCAAAGTCGCCAAGCATATGATCGAGTCCTTCCAGCGCCGCTACTTCGCAGCGTTCCCGGTCATTCGCTCTTACCACGAGTGGATCGGCCAGCAGCTTCGCACCAAGGGCTACATCACCACCCCATTCGGCAGGCGCCGGTACTTCTTCGACCGCGCCGACGACCCACGCGGCCTCCTCAAAGCCATCGCCTATTCCCCTCAGTCGATGACCGCCGAGGAAATCAACATCGCCATGCTCCGCATCTATCGCGCCGGGCTCTATCAGCTGCTGGTGCAAGTCCACGACTCGATCCTCTTTCAGTACCCCGAGGACAAAGAGGACGAATACATCCCACTAATCCAAGAGTGCTTCGACAACCCGATCATTCTTGAGGGCGGCCGTCCCTTCTGCGTGCCATGTGATATTAAGACGGGTTGGAACTGGGGAGACGTTAAATATGACAAAGAAGGAAAGGTCGTCGGAAACGCCGCCGGCCTCAAAAAGTGGAAGGGACACGATGAGCGGCGACGGCCCCGAGCTTCGTTTGGTCAAAGAAACCTTAAAGCCCTCCTCTCTGCTTAACCCGAATTGGGTTGAGGGCTTTATCACGCTGGCCGAGGGGATCAACTCCCCTCAAATCTACAAGAAATGGGCCGCGCTCTCGACCATCGGGGCCGCGCTTGAGAGAAAGGTGTGGGTGAAGGTGAAGAGGTTTCCGCCACTTTACCCAAACCTCTACACCCTCATCCTCGGCGCGAGCGCGGTGGGCAAGACGAACGCCATCGTCCTCGCGGGCCGGCTGTTCGACGAGTTGAAGGACCACCACCTCACGCCCATGTCAGTCACGCGCGCCGCGCTGGCCGACGTGCTGAACGAGGCCGATCGCCGCATCATGCGGCCGGGCGAGAACCCTCCGCTCGTCCACTTCAACGCCATCTACCTCCGATCAAATGAGCTTGCCACCTTCCTTTCAGGGTACGATGCGGACTTCATGGGCCTCATCACCGACCTCTACGACAACCACGGCTACTCGGAGCGGCGGCGCAACAGCAACATAACTCCCATCAACGTCAAGCACCCGATGATAAACCTCATCGCCGCCACCACGCCCAAGCAGTTAAGCGGTATCTTGCCGGAGGGCGCGTGGCAGCAGGGCTTCATGTCCCGCATGGTCCTCGTCTACTCCGCAGAGCAACGTACCAACACGCCCCTCATCGAGGAGGCCACCATCGAGGACGACGCGCTGATGCGCTCCCTCATCAGCGACCTCAAACAGATTGCCGACCTCTACGGCAAGATGACTTTCACCGCTGAGGCGCGCGCCTTCATCAACAACTGGTGGGTTGGTGGGGGCCAGCCCGCCCCGGTCCATCCTCGCCTTGAGTCCTACTGCGGCCGGCGCGACCTCCACCTTCTCAAGCTGGCGCAGATTGCGGCGTGCGCTTGCGGCTCCCATCCCATCATCCAGCTTGAGCACGCCGAGATGGCGCTTGAATGGCTGATTGAGGTGGAGCACTACATGCCCGGCCTCTTCAAAGCCCTTGCGGCGGCGAACGAGGACGTGCTCGCGGAGACGGCCTACTTCGTCAACGAGGCCTACCTGCGTAACAACAAGAAACCCATCGCAGAGGCCAAGATCGTCCGCTTCCTCCAGATGAAGGTGCCCTTCGAGCGCGTGATGAAGGTCATCGAAATTATGACTAAGGCCGGATTACTGGCGCAGTCCGGCGAGCCAGGCAAGTACCGATACGCGCCAATTACAACAGGAGTCCCGAAATGATAGGGAAAATAATCTACGGAGATAATGAAATAACTGTACCTCGCCCGCCGCGCGCGCAGATGCTGGTCGATGTGGCGGACCTCGTTTCCGGCGCGCGCAACCTGCAGCATGGCGACCCGGACCCACAGCTTACGCTGGCCGGCGAACTCAAGCAGTTGGTTCGGGCGTACGCCACTGGCGCAGTCTCGCCAGGCGAGTGGGAGTGCATCGAACTCATCCTCACCAAAATCTCTCGGTGGGCTATGGGAAAAGTGCCGAACACAGACAACCCGATGGACATTGCGGGGTATGCAGCTTGCGGCTACGAAATCATGCGGAACAGGCTGGGGGTTGAGAAGGAGGACGATCCAGATGCCTGATAAGGGAGAGGAACTCTATCGCGCCGTCCTCGCAATCCACAACGCCCGTAATCTGTTCCCATCACAGGTCCGCGAGCAATTGCGCGACGCCCTCGACGAATATGAGTGGGCCGCGCTGGAAGAACGTATCCAGCGCAGCCCGGCCGTAAAGAAGCACAACGAGTTAATCAGTCAACTTCAGGCGGCGGTGGCTCATTGCGCCACTTCTTCAGAGCAGCCCTAGACAGCTCTTCAGACCTCATGATCTTGGCGGCAATCTTCTCAGGATCGCCGCCAAGGTTTTCCGAGTAGGCCTGCACCAGCCGCACAATCTCCACCATCGCGGAGAGGCCGACCAGCACCGCATCCGTATTCTTCCCGTCAGCCATGCTTCACCTCCGCGCGCGCCGCGATCAGCTTGTCCAGTTGTGAGGAGAGGAAGTCCAGCGCGTCCTGCGACTGCACCTGCGATTGGTCGGCGCACTGCTCCCCGACATAGATGCCGACGGGCTGCAGTTCCTCCCACCGCGCCGCGCTGATCTGCCCAAGCAGGTGCGCGTTGTAGAGCGCGTTGGTCACGCCAACGTACCCCAGGCACACATCAGCGACCTGCTCGGGCAGTGTCTTGGGTCCGCTGGCGCACGCGCTCACCAGCAGCCCCACGATTAAAGCCCACCGCATCACATTACTCCTTCTTGAAGATAGCCGTTGAGGTCAGCGTCCGCAGAATTGCAATAACTGCGCCGATGGCAATCATTGCCCGTCCCGCATTTGCCTCATTGATAATTGCTGCAAGATCAGCTTCCTGAATTGCTCCAAGACCACCGATCGCTACAGCAAAGATGACGGTTTTCCAGCCCTGCATTTCATTCTCCTTTCAGTTCAAAGTGCGGCATGTCGTGGAATGACTGGTCTTTGCAGGTGAAGTCGCCGTCCCAATCCGCGCCGCAGCGGATGTTGATGCCCTTCATCGCAGCCACTCCCCGGACGAACCCCACGAACATAAGCCAGCGCTCCCGATCATTCCAGTCAATGGGGAACGGCGACACATCCACCGCGCGGCTCGGCATCGTGTTGTGCATCGACCGCCCAGGCCCAACCTTAGATCGGCCCTCGGCCAGCATCTTTTCCTGATCTGCCAGGGACCGATGCCCTTCCAACACAGTTATGTCGATGTGCTTCAGCACTTCAGTGAAGAGGTCCTGCAGGCGCGCGTCACACGTCCGCAACTGCGCCAGGCTTCTCGTCGAAAATTTATTCATCAGCGTCTCCTTCTGCGAATGTAAACAGGCATCAAGCCTCCCGCAGTGGAGGCTGGGGGTGTTATCGTAGCTTCGAGACCGGTGAAGGTAAACGTGGCGAGGTCCATGTTGATGGTGCCCTCCACCGAAATATTGACAGTCTGCCCGCCAAAGGTAAAGGGGGCAAGCGCGGCTGTAAATTGCAACTGGCGCGTCGTCGCAGCGTCTTTCCCACTGAAGGTGAAGGAGGCCAGGTCCGCGGCGAAGGGCACCTGCCGCGTCAGCATTGCGTCCTGCCCAGCGAAGTCTATCGTCCCGAGTGCGGCAGAGAAGAGCCGGTGCGCCAGGATGGAAATGTCCTGCCCAACAAAGTCCAGCGCACCCGCATCCGCATTCATCAGCAACTGCCGCAATTGTGTGTTATTGAGGCCGGTGAAGCTGAACGCCCCCGCATCCATTCCCACTGGAATTTGCCGTATGATGGAGGACTGCTGCCCGCCGAACGTCAGCGCGCCCGCATCGTTCTCCATCCGCAGTTGCCGAGTGATATCGGAGTCTCGTCCGGTGAAGGTGAGGTCTCCCCGCTCCATCAGCACATTGATGGAGATAGTGATATTGTTGTTCAGCCCGCTGAAGGTGAGTGCGCCCAGGTCCACACTCATCAACAATTGCCGCAGGATCGTTGCATCTTGCCCAGCGAACGTGAAAGCGCCCGCATCCGCAGCGAACGTAAGCTGCGTTGAAAAGTCCGCTGCAAGTCCGGTGAAGGCCAGCGTTGCCAGGTCCGCGTTAAAGGGAACCTGGCGCGTGATGGTATTGTTGAGGCCGGTGAAGGTGAGGGTGCCTGCATCCGCATTCAACTGCAGCTGGCGGGTGATGACAACATCCCTGCCAGTGAAAGTGAAGGGGGCGAGCGCTGCCGAGAACAGCACGGACTTGGAGAACGTCGCGTCGAGTCCCGCGAAGTCCAGCGCACCCAGGTCCGCATTCAGCTTGAGGGCGCGCAAGATGGAGGCATTCTGCCCGGCGAAGGCCAGCGAGCCCGCATCTGCATTGAACGGGACATTGCGGCTGAAGGTTGCGGCCAGCCCGCTGAAAGTGAACGTGGCGAGCGCCGCTGCAAAGGGAATTTGGCGCGTGATCGCGGCTGCGTTTCCTGTGAAGGTGAACGGCGCGAGATTCGCATTGAACTGCAGGGCGCGCGTTATCGTTGAGTCCTGCCCAGTGAAGGACAGCGTGCCGAGTGCGGCAGCGAAGTTGACCGACTTGCTAAAGGTAGCGGCGAGCCCCGTGAACCCGAATGAGGCCAAGGCTGAAGTAAACCGCAACTGTCGCGTGATGGTAGAGGTTTTACCGGAGAACGTGAACGACGCTAGCGCGGCCGAGAAGGTCACGCCAGTTGAAAAGTTCTTTTCGTTATACCTGTAGTTTGAGCCGTCCTTATAAAGATATGCTAACTTTGTCCCGCTGCGGTCATAGACGTTCGACGTATACACCTGTGGCGATGAAAGCCCAGTCAACTCATTAAGATTTCCACTCCACGTATCATTGTTGGTCCCAGTCTCAAATTCATTAATGTTTCCAGACAAGTCACGAGATATAAGATACTGCTTATCAGTAGAGTCATCTACAGATAGCGCATAGTTGGCTGTTGGTTCTGATGAAACTATGTTCGTTGCAATACTAATGGATGTACCGGGGTTGTCAGCATCGTTAAACCCTACGATAGACGGATTTCCGTCTCCGTCAGCATAAACGCACCGAATTTTTTCATTAGAACCATCGTTGAAAGCAATTGCACGAATTGCAGACTCTGATCCTGTCGTTGACGTGCTGTCTGCTGTGCTATTTTGATGCCCAAACGAGTTCCCGCTCGTATAAGTAGAATACTTAAGGTCTGAGTTAGTTACATCATAAAAGAATATGTGCGCCCGATCATTGGCGCTCATCACTATAAACGGATAGCGCTCATTTACAGCGGTCTTGTTATCAGCGCCTATTGCAATGCCGACAGTCCACGTGCCGCTTTCCCTGCGACCAATATCGCAGCGGTCGTAGGCGGTTCCCATCACGCTGTCTGTTGCGCCCATGTAGGCGACTAGAACGTCGCCATCGGAGCGGACACCGATGGAGCTAAAAAATACAGAACTATTTGGAGTTCCGTCTACACTTTCATTCTTAACTGCCCAAGCATTCGTAGACGTATTAAATGTATGGTACTCAACATCCAGATTAGAATTTTGAGTGACAACATGAATAGTTGTCCCAACTAATATGCTGTGCTGACTAATATCAGCCGATACAGCAACGGACGGACGATTTGAAGTATCCTGTTCTGTCCATCCAGAAGAGGGATCATCGCTGTCAGCTTTATACATCCCAAGAGTGGCAGCGCCGGAACGAAAACCTGAGACATAAAAACTCGTTCCAGCCTTAAATGGCCCTCCACAGGGTTGTCTAAATTGAAAGCCAGAATCTACTGTAATCGGAAGCACCATTACAGAATGCTCCCGTAAGCAGTCACACCGCTATAAGTCACGGTCGGAATGATGCCATGCGAGCTAAAACCGTTCGCGTTGAGGAACGCGCGCCACTCGGCATAGCTTTTCCAGTTCAAGCCAGATGCGGCTCCCTGCACTTGCAAGGTATTTTGCTGACCAGCGAGCGGGTGCCCTGTCGGATAGTGCTGGATCGGGGAAAGCATGTGCAGGATCGTCGCGCCGGGCGCCTTGTCCGCAACGAACTGCGCGCCGCGCTGCAACGCCGACAGCGCTTCCGCGTCCGTAATCGAATTGAGCATCTCTTCCGTGATGACAAAGCGCGGGTTGTTGGCCAGCGCGTTCCGCACCCGGTTGCGGGAGGGGTTGTTCGCCATATCCTCAGCCAGAATGTTGCCGTAGCCACGCGCCTGCGGGGCGGCGCGCCCTCCCCGCATATAAATGTCAAGCAGGTTCATCCCCGCAATACCGCGCTGCGAGGTCTCCCCGCGCGTCGGGACGACATAGGTGTCCGGGTTGAGGCCCGCTGCGACGATGCAGTCCCGCAGTTCCGCTTCCTCGGTCTGCCCCTTCGCTCCTTGGATGTAGGAGGAAACGTCCACTCCTACAACCTCCGCTCCCAGCGCCACAAGCCCCTCCGCTGTCCAGTTAAACCCGCATCCAACCAGCACCACCCCATCGCCAGGGTTGAGGCCGATAAGCGCGGCGAGCAGCGGCGCGTAGAAGAAGCCTTGCCGCTTCCCCACTGAGTAGTCGTGGTAGTGGAGGCGAACCTCGGGGCGGGTGTTTGGCCTACCCCAGGGTTCGCCTCCAATATCGTAGAACAGGTCGAACTCCGTTCTGCCCCAAGCTGGCATCTTGGCGCTCCCCGCTCACGCGATGGTAAAGATGCCGGAGGCGTTCCACGCAATCGTCGCGCTCTCCCCCGTCGCCAGCGAGATCGCACTGCCATGATCCCACACGCCGATAAGCTGGTCGTCTGGCGTGACGGAGGTCTGGTTGAACACGTAGAGGTAGCGCCAGGTGGCCAGCGAGCCGCCCGAGGCTGTGATCACCACATCACCTGCGTCAAAGGTGTAGGTGCCGCCCGACTCGTTCGAGGTCACGCTCTGCAGCACCCTGTCCACCGTCAGGTCATCGGTGTAGTTGGTGTAGCTGATCTGCGTGATGTTGGCGAGGATGCCGTTGCCGGAAGTAGTCGGCGGGCTGGCCTCCGAGCCGGGCGCCGTGTTGGTCAGGGCGATCTGGATCGTATCGGAGGCGAGGTTGTGCTCGGCCTCGCAGATGCCCTCGAGGAAGTCAGGAATTTTCGTGAAGGTAGCCATGTTTGCCTCTTACCAGTTAGGGATGAACGGCACTTCGCCGTCAGCTTCGAGAGAGATGGAGGCACCTGGCGCGCTTCCGTAGACGTAGGTTTTGGGCTTGGTGAAGCGGTCGAGTTTGAAGAACTCGCAAATGTCCTTCGCCTCGCCGCCAGCAAGCTCGGTGCATTTCGACTTGTCGCAGTTGTAGACAAGCAGCTTCTTGTCCTCGTCGAGGGAAATCTGGAGTTTGAAAATCTCCCGCGACTTGAGGATGTTGAGCGGCAGGCCCCGGAACCGGGCAGTTTGTATGGGGATTTGGGTCATCAGCTGAACCTTTCCTTGAGTTGATGTAGTTCCTTCGCCACCGCGTCCCGCTTCGCTTCCAGGCCCTCGATGGCGCGCTCCAGCCGTTCCGCCTCTTCGTCGTGCTTCTTCTGCAGCGCGGCGGTCTTGGCCTTCAGTTCGTCGATGGCCTTGAGGTGCGCCGCAGTTTCATCTGCCATCAGCTTGTGCGCGTCGTCAACGAACGCGGCGGCGCGCTGCTGGCCCTCTTCAACAGCGGCAGCGGCGGCCTTCTTGTTCTCCGCAACCTCAGCCTTAAGCGCACCCAGCTTCTTCTCGGCGGCTGCGGTCTCGGCCTGGAGGCGCGCCGTCTCCTGCGTGAGGGCGGCGTGCTCCTTCCGCAGCACAACCACCTCCTCTTCCAGTTTCCCGTACCCTTCCAGCACGCGAACGAAATCGACAAGCGAGCGAAACTGCGTCAGGAAGAACTTGCCGTCCTTAACTGCTTGAGAAATCTCAGACATGGCTTACCTCCGCAGGCTGGTCATCAGTGCGCTGACCGACACGCCGGTTCCGGCAGTCTGCCGCACGCGCACCCAAACAGGATTTTCCGCGATGAAGGCAATATCCTGCCCTGTCATCGTGATCGTCGAGCCGTCGGGCTTGTGTAGGAGCGACCAGTCGCTGGCCGTGGGCGCCAGCACATTCGATCCCTCAACCACAATCGTCCCGCCCGAGCCGAAGTTGCCGGTGATCTGGATGGTTTTGTCGGACCCGCCAGGAACCTGCACGCCGTCGCCGGTGGGATCGCCGTCAGTGACGGACCACGCCCAATGCAGGGCGCTCCCATAAATCTCATTCCTAACCGCGCTAGCCATTGTCGTCTCCTTACTCGTTGTTGCGGATTGCTTCGAGGATGCGCGTCGTCATCGCGTCCAGCTTTTGGTCCTGGGCATCGAGGCCGCGGCGCAGCCCCTTGATTTCTTCCTGCGTCTCGGCCTGCTCCTTGATGATAAACTCCTGCTGCGTGAGGCTGCGCGTCTGATTTTCCTTTAGCGTATCGTAGTTCTGCGTCAACTTCTTGATCGCGGTTGAGTTGCTGTCAATCTCGCGTCCCTGCGCAGCCGCCGTCATCGTGATGCTGCTGTACTCCCCAAGCACTGCCCACACCGCACCCACCATCATCGGCAGCACGCCAATCAACAGCACCAGCAGATGCCGGTACAGCGCGCCGAGGTTGTTGAACGCCTCACTCGGCGTTTTCTTCCCTTTGAGAACATCTGCGACAACCATAGTTTCCCCTTTATGGCTGGGCGAGTACCACGTTCGGGTTGTACCCGCGGTTAGTAAGCTCCGTACGAATTGCTGTCTCCGTCGCTGACGGCGTAACAGTATCAACTGCCACGCCCGCACGTAAGCGCGCACGCTGTTTTGCAGGGCGCGCTTCCACCCAGGTGAAGATAAGTTCTGCATCAGCGTCACTCAGCCGTTCCAAGAGGACGGTGAGGGGAACCGTCCATTGTGTCGAGGCTGGGGGAGGGGGCGGCGCGCTGAAAGTGTTGCCATCCCACAGATAGCCTTTGCTTACCGTATCTGGCGCAGGAACCATAGCGGAATAGCTCGGTGGCAGGGAAAAGGTATCGTCAGCAACGATAACATTTGCTACTTTTCCAGCTTTAATTAAAGCATAGCGCGCCATCTTTTTCTCCTACAGTGTATAAACGCGGACTTCTCCGCGTGCACCGTTACCTGCAGTGCCCGAAGTGCCTGAAGAGGCACCACTGCCGCCACCTCCCCCTCCAGGGGCGCCGCCGTTGCCGCCATTACCGCCGTTTTGGCCGTTGCCGCCATTACCGCCAGCACCGCCGCCGCCAAGCCCTCCATAGAGGGTGTATCCGTTTGATCCTGCGGTTCCAGACTCACCCTCGTTCGCAGGGGTGACAGAGCCGCCAGTGACCTCGTTTGTCCCATAGCCGCTGTGACCGCCGTCATCGCCTTCGCCCCACGCACTGGAGGCGCCAATGCCGCCGCCAGCGCCGCCGGCTCCGGGGTGCATGATGGGAGTGGATGGCGCGGTGTTGGTTGATGTACTGTTGCCTCCGATGGCTCCATCATAGGTGGTCTCGAGACCGTGGGGCCAACCAGGGCCGAGGGTTCCGCCGCCGCACCGCCCACCGGTACCGGAGGTAGTACTGCCGCCGCCTCCATTAACGCCGCCCGTGGCAGCCACATACGCCCCGAAGAAGGAGTCTCCGCCAGGGGAACCATCATTACCATTAGCGTTTGAAGAGGCGCCAGCGCCGCCCGGGCCGCCAGCACCAACAGTGACGGACACGGTTGAAGGTAGCGCAGCATAATTCAGCATAACAATGCTACGCCCGCCCTGTCCGCCGCCGCCTCCACCGAAGTAGGTTGACGCTGGCGCGGACTGACTACGACCACTCCCGCCGCCGCCGCCGGCACCAATGCAGTCCACAATTACCATGCGATAATTGCCAGTCGGCTTTGTCCACGTTCCGCTTGAAGTAAAGGTTTGCGTATCGACAGCGGGGAAGGAAAAGACAGCATTGTCTGCAACGAATTGCCACTGGCCCGCCGCGTATTCATACAGTGCCGCCACGTACCCTGCGTAGGTAGTGATGTTTGCCGCGCCGGGCAGGATGAGGTTTGTGGCGTGATGGGTGAGGGTCAGCGCGCCGTCAAACTGCAGCACCACCATCGTCCCAACGCCCTTGGTTGCGATAGAGGTGATGGTTGTGGTGCCTGTCACATCGAAGATATTGCCAACGCCGAGGGTCAGCGCGCTGGCCGATGCAACATCGCTCCCCTTTGTCATGGAAAAGTCGCCGGTGCTGATCGCGCCTGTGACAGTCAGGTCTTCTGTTATGGAGACATTGCCGCCAGTGACAGAGAGCCCGCCTGCTGAAATGGTAACTGCGCCAGTGAAAGTGCCGCCAGTGGAGGGAACAACTGCGGTGATGGTGGTAAGTGCCACGACAGTGGGATCGCCATTCGCATCAAACGCGAGGTAGAGGTTGGCGCGCGCCGACGCTTCCGGCAGTTCCGGCGCAGCTCCATCCACCTCAGGAAAGCGCAAAGCGCGATCAGCCTGCTCGGAAACTTGCTGAATGCCCATTACAACTTCGTCGAGTGTTCCCTCAAGCACGTCGGGATCGAATCCACTCTGGTTGGTGATGTTCAGCAGCTGAGTGAGCGGAACCGTCCGCGTAATCGTCAGCTTCTCGTTGGTAGAGAGGGGCGCGCCGCTTACGGGGTAGGTGACGTTCCCACCACTGTCGCTGCCGATCCCGGTCACAGTGAAGTCGGTGTCCTTTACCAGTACCGTCTTGACCTGCGTATCCGTGTTCAGTCGCGTGACGATGAGCGCGTCATTGTCAGGAATTTTGAACGCATATGGAAAGACAGTTGTCGCGTCGTTGCCGGTGAAGGTAACTGTGCGGATGATGGTGCTGACGGTCATTTGCGCTTCTCCGGCAGGTTAAAGGTTTCCCCAACCATTTCCTCAAACGGATCGACGAGGGCGCGTCTCAGATAAAAGACGTTCTGGAAGGGCGTCATGCGGCGCGCCGAGTGGACGGTGGACTGCGTTGGATCGTCCATGCCTGCCACAAACTTCGCGGCGTCCTCAAAGAGGAAACGGTACGACGGGCCAAGGAGCTGTCCTGCAAATCCTTGGCCCGTCCTCCGGGTCGTCTTGTCGCCGGAAAACGTGAGGTAAGGCTGAATAGCCGGAATTTCTTGGCCCACCTTATGCAACTCAGCAAGAACGCCGAGCAGTCCAGATCGGTCGATAGCCTCATCCGCCCACTTCTCGGGAGATGCGTTAAGCATATCCTCCTCGGCCTTACCTCCAACGCTTATGGCCCAAGTATAATAGGAAAGTGCGCCCAATGCAAGCGATAAAAGCGCGCCGTTGGTTACTTGAACCACATGGCCTGCCCGCACATCCTGGCCCGCCGCCATCACAGTCTTGGCGGTCGAGGACATTGCGAAGCTGCGGAACTGCGCAAGGAGGCGCGCGTTGATGGAGGAGTCTACCCAATTCGGCCGCTCCAGGCCCGGCGTAACGATGGTGTCATCAACCTCCTGGGCAAGCGCGGCGCGATAGGTCCGGCGCGCCCCATCATCCGCCCAGCGCTCGGTGTTCGGCACCCAAATCCCCTCAATCTTACCGCCGCCCTCACCTGAGGTAACCTCCTTCCAAATCGCCTTTGCAGAACGCTCGTCGATGTTGACGTTGGAGAGGAAGTCCTGCGCCTCCTTCAGCTTGCTGCCCGAGGCCGCGGGGTCGAGGATTGTCTCGATCGAGTCCATGATCTTGCCATTCACCACGCCCGCGCTGAACTGCTTCATCGCACTGGTCCAATGATCAAACAGCGCGATGAGGCCCATCCGATTGGACAAGTACTCCGCGCCCTTCTCCACCAGCGTGCCGTGCGCGAGACCATCGAACTCATCGAACAGTCCCATCGCGCGCCCGTGAATGACTGGATCGAGGGCAATGCCGGCGAGCCGCGCCTCCCGCTGCGACATGCGGATGGCCTTCAGGTTCGTAATCATCGGCACAAATCCGTCCCGCATCGTGCGGGTGAGGCCGAACTTCATCACGGCGCGCGCCGGGTCTGCAAGGGAACTGATCAGCACGGTGCCCATCAACCGCAGCGTCTGGAGGTGCAGGAGAAGTTTGGCAGCACGATAGCCCCACGAGGCAGGGTCTTTCGGCAGGCCGCGCTGGTGCCGTAGGCGCTGCACCGCGACTTGAAGGTTGTCGAGGCTCCGCAGGTTATCCCTGGCGATACGCTCGTGTGCGTCCCCGGCCTGCTCCTTCGTCAGCGTGCCAGCTTTCAGTTGGCGGTCAATCTCGGCGTGACGCGCCTCAGCCTCATCCTTAAACCGCACAGCGAACGGCGTGACGTTGCCCTGCGGGTCCACAAAGTCGCCCGGCACGCTGGGATTCTCATCTACATTGAAGGGGTTGACTGAGCCGAACGCGCGCTTCAGTTCTATGTCCGGGGGCACCGTCCGCATGTAGGCGCGCATCACATTCTCAATATCGCGGTCCAGGAAATCCTCGAACCGGCGCTCCCCGAAGGAGGTGTTCCACACGCGCTCGGGGTCGATGTTCAACATACGAGAAAGCTCGGGACCACGCGGCCCGGTCAGCACATCAAACCCGACGAGCCGGCGCGTCTCCCCTGTGATGTTGTTGATGAGGGTCTGCGCGTCCGCTTTAACCCGCATGGTGAAATCAGCTTTCTTCGCCTTCAGGTCCACATCGGTCGCGCCGCTCTTCTTCATCCGCTCAACGAAGTCCCGCTCCATCCGAGCGATCCGCTCCTCCATTGCCTTCACATTGTCGCCAACCTGCTCGGGGCTTAGCGCATCGGCCCGCTCCCGCAGCTTCGCGAGGCGCTCGGCGCGCCGGTTGTTGGTCTGCTGAATGCGGCCGAGGGACTGGTCGATCTCCGCTTGCACGCCCTCCCGCAGTTCAGTGCGATCGAGCACGTCCTCTTGCTTGGCGAACAGCGCGTCGAGGCGGGCGCGCCGCTCGGCCTGCTGCGCCTCCAACAGCGAAATCTTTTCCGTGCGGAGCACGTCGCTTTCTTGAAGCTGCTTCTCGGGCGGGAGGGCATCCTCCTGCAGCTTCAGGAGCCGCTTCTCGCCGCGCTCGATGACGTCGAGGGCCTTGTCGATCTGGCCCCGGAACTTATCGACCTCCTTGCCGAGCGCCTCATCGGACAGCGCGTCAATACGCCGCAGGAAGTTACGCGACATGAGGACCAGGCGGTTGAGGGTGGCGAGTTGCTGCGCCTCAACCTCCCGCATCTTCTGCAGCACCTTCGCCTGCCGCCGCTCTAGGCCCTGGCGCGTGTTGTCCAGGTTGCGGAACCTCCGGCGAATGGTGGCGCGCTCCTTGCGGAACTGCGCAACATCTTCAGCCTTCGGATCGAGTTCCTCAAGCAGCTTTTCCGCAGCGCGAATGTCCTCGCGGTTCTTCGCCTTCCGCGCCTCGCGGAGGAGTTGGTTGGCCTGGTCGATCTGAAGCTGGCGCGCCCCCGCTTCCGAGTCGTGGATAAAGCGGTTCTGCTCTTCCAGCGACTGGCGCAGTGCGGCCGCTCCTGCAGGATCGAGTTGAATGTCCTCGATATCCTGCCGAACGCCCGCCTTCTTCTCCTCCAGCATCTGATAGCGGGAATTGAAGAAATCTTCGAGGTGCTCAAGCGCGTTCTGCTCCAGTATCTCGGCCAGCGCGCCCCGATCCCGCGAGACCATGATGGTGTTGTAGAGACGGGTGAGGTAGCCTTTGCTTCCCTTCAGGTCCATTTCCTCACGGAACAGCCCAACTTCCTGGCCACGCTTTAGCACCTCATCAAACTCTTTGCGGATAGCACGCGCCGCTGCCTGCACCGCAGGATTGTCCGACACGTCCCCGCGGTCCATCGCCCGGCCAACCTCCGCGCGGAAGGTACGGCGATCGAGCTTTGCCACTCCCTGCATTTTCATCTGACGGTAGTGTTCGGTGATCGCATCGAGCCCGCGGTAGAGGTTGAGTCCATAGCCTTTGATGCGCGACTCCACCGTGCCGCCGAATGCAGAGGCAATGGCGCGCCCCGCACTCTCCAGCTTCAGGCCGCCGTGCGTCAGCATCTGCATTGCAGCAGAGGCTGCATCGCTCGAGCGCTGCTGAATGGTCTCCACAACGGGGTTCTTGGCGAAGGGGATTTTCTGCAGTACCTTCTCCATCGAGCCCCCGGCCAGCCTGCGAACAGGTTCGGGGCGCGCCACCTGTTGCGCACCAACGGCGGATACGGGGGCAACTGGTATTGACGTACCGCCGTGCGGATCGACCAGACCAGCCTCAAACCGCGCCACATCCGCCTTCGAGAGCAGGCCCGCCGCGCTTCCCAACAGCCCTCCGAGAACGGTTGCGGTGCCGATGCCGAGCGCCACTTCCTCGCCTGTCCGCTGCGCACCTTGGTCCAGTTGCAGCACCGCCTCCTGGGCCGTCGCGCCGACCAACGACCATTTGAGGGCGGTCTTGCCCGCAGCCAGCGCGCCCCGACCTGCCCCACCAAACGGCAGGACGATGGTGGGGGACAGCGCGCCCGACAGCATCCCAAGCACAACCCCGCCTGCGCCGCCCTCTTGCATGACGCGCCGCTCATTGAACACCGACTGGACGCGCTGCTCCATGAACTTGAACTCAGCCTCCGACTGCACATCAAGGAAATCGTCGGGGGAGAGCATGAACGCGGTCGATTTCTCGGCCGCCTGCTTCAGGGAGAAGTTGGGGTCAGGCTTGAAGGTGGGCCTGGAGATGATGTTGTGCAGGGCCACCACATCATTTTCAGTGCGGAATGCGGCAAGCGCGACGCGCCCCAGCGACGGTTCGTTCGCACGAATAGGCGCGGGCTGCGCAAACGGAGTCGGCAGGAGGGGCGCGCTGTCGTCCTCTTCTTCAGGCAAAATGCCCATTGGTTATCTCCCTCGCCGGCGCGTAGACTGCCGGAAGAAATCGGTGTCAGTCTGAATAAGCCCGCGCTCCGGCGGGTTCTTCAAGGTCTCCCGCAGCCTGCGCAGGCGCTCGCCCTGCGGCGTTTGCAGGTCAACCGTGTCGCCCGCATCCTGCAGCAGCCGTTCGGCTTCGGCCAGCGTATGCTGCCGCTCGCCCGGCGACATGCGAGGCAGCTCTTCCATCTGGTATTCCATCTGGGAGAGGAGCCGCTCCTGCGAGACGCGCTGCGCTTCGATTTCTTGCGCAGGCGCTGGCACGGTGAAGGTATATTCGACCAGCTTGGTAGGGTTGCCGGGCAGGCCCAGCTCACCCCGCGTGACGGCGCGCGGCACTCCATTCACATCCACCACCATCACATTGTAGCGGGGCGGATCGCCGCGCGCGATATCCGCCTCGGTCTTTTCGTTCGCGTACAGCACCACGTTGTCATCTTCCGTCAGGTTGAGGTCCTTACGCAGTTGCGGCGTCATCCATTCATGGCCATTTTCAAGCAGCGGGGCATAGCGCTCGGGCGGATGCTTCATAATCCGGCGCGTCCCGGCTGCATCGCTAGCGCCCCACTCTCGTTGGATGAGGCGGTTCGTCGCTTCCATCGCCTGCTCCACGTTTCCATAAAGCAGCATCTGACCGCGGAACGTGCTTTCATAATCGGCCTGCAATGCGATGCGCCGTCCAGCGACGATAGGCGGCTCGGCATCAGTGACGGCCAGCCCGATCCCTCTCGGCTGCGGAAACACTCCATCCACAATCTGCTGCATGGTGATGGGGTGGTCTTTGAGGTAGTCCTCGGCGATCTTGTTATACCCCTCCACCACCTGCGAGTACGCCGGAGTCTGGCGAATTTTCATCGCCTCCAGCATCATCTCCTGCGTCATGTTGCCTTTATTCGCGGCGTAGAAGAGGGTGTTAGCGAAGGTGGCCTTGTCAACTGAGAGGTCGAACTCGCCGGGTGCCTGCTCCATCAGCAAGGCCAGCGCGTCCATCCCAAACTCAAAAGTGGCAGGGGAGCGTGACATGGTGACGAGTTGCTGGACAGCCGAGGGCGGCACGCCCGCGATCTTCTTCGAGGTGGAGATAAGCTGCGAGACGGCCTGCATATCCTTATTCTGCAGGCCAGCGATGATCCCGCTCTTTTCCGCCCAGTTATCCGCAGCGTCCCGGTCCTTCTTCTCTCCCATGTGAATGGAGGCGGGGTTCGAGGAAAGGCGCGCCTCGAACTCCTGCGCGGCGATCAGGTTCTCATTAACATCGTTGAACTCTTTGGTGACGCGCGCGATGCGCTCGGGGTCGCGCAGCCAAGTCGAGCGCGCCTGCCGCATGGTCATCGGAGTGGCATCGCCAGTGCGAATTGAGTTAAGGAGTTCCTCTTCCTGCGTGTCCAACGCGGCCTGGCGCGCCGCCTCATCCTTTGCCAGTTGCTTGTCATTTTCCCGGCGCGCCGTTTCGAAAATGTCCTGCATCTCAGGCCCGCTGAGGTGGGCAAACTGCGGGTCCTGGAGGAAGGCCAGTGGGGTCTCGTTCGCCGTCATCACCGCGCTGAGGAATGCCTCATTCTTCATGTTTTTGAGGCCAGGCCAAGTCGGAGACAGTATGTCCCGCACCCCGGCCACTATTGCAGCATCACCGCTCGCCAGCGCGGCGTCCAGCGAGGCGCCTCCGGTATAAAGGCTGTACCGGCGGCGCGCCAGCGCAATGAATGCGCGATCCTGCGACTCCGGTGAGAAGTCGGGCAGGTATACGCCTTGGCTCTTCAACCAGTCCCACGTCTCTTTCGTAATCTGGTAGCGCCCGGCCGCGGTGGAGTACATCTGTGAACCGTCCGCCCGCAACTTCGGCGTGCCGTCCTTGTTGAAGAGGTACACGCGGACGTTGGGGTGCTGCGAGTAGTCGGAGAAGGTTTGCCCGCCAGTGATGATGTTGTATTTCCCATCACTCTCCCGCGAGGCTGTAGCATTGGCCAGGCCGACGATTGTCGCGGGCACGCCCTGCAGCACCATAGTCGAACCGTCCGCGGGCGCGCCAGGATAGCTGCCGAGGTTGGTTTCGGGGTTGGCGAAAGAGTCCTTGGCCAGCCGTTCCGCCGCGGCGGCCTCAATGCTTCGCTGCGCCGCTACAGCATAGGTTTCACGCGCTGCTGGCGCAACAGGCATTGCGGCGGCGCTCTCCAGCACAGTGTCGCGCGCCTCCTCCAGCGAGGCCGTTCCGGCGATCAGCGCCTTCGTCGCATTGTCGGTGATGAGTTGCAGGCCCTGCTCCGCATACTTCGCGGACTGGTCCAACTCGAATTCGTAGGCCGCGTTGGTCTGCTGCTCCTCGAAGAGGGCGACGCGCGGCGCAAACTCGGTCTGAAGTTCGGGGGAGAGCGTGGCGAGCCACTTCTTCATCTCAGTGGCGTTGGTGAGCCGGCGCTCCCGCACGAAACCTTTGCCGCC